CTTCGGGATGAAGCGTCGAGCGAAGATGTTACCATCGTCGACCAACCGAGCGAAGTGGACGAAGCGAAGAACGCTCTCCTCCGCCAGCTCATGATCCTGGAGTTATCCTAATGAACATCGAACAACTTGAAGCACAGCGACAGTCTACTATCGCAGCTGCAAAAGAAGTCCTCATCAACGGCGGCGACATGGCCGAAGCTAATCGCTTGCATGCATCCGCAAAGTCTCTCTCTGAGCGCATCGACATGCTCAAGGAGTTCGGCTCCGTGCCTGCTCCTGTCGCATCCGAAGCGCCAAAGTCTGAGCCATGGAAGTCCGGCAGTGTTGTCCGGAATCCATTCCCTGGGCCAAAGGCTGAGGCTGATTACAAAGCATACGCATTCGGCCAGTGGGTGCGTGGTACTGTCCTCGGAAATGCTAAGGCAGCACAATGGTGCAACGAGCATGGCGTCAAGTCGCAGACCGAAGGTGACAACGGCGCTGGTGGATTTACGGTCCCTGAGATCGTTTCGAGCAGCCTGATCTGGCTCCGCAACGAGTACGGAATCGCACGTCGATACAGCCGCATCTATCCGATGACTTCTGACATCCTCAACGTGCCAAACGCGTCCACTTCGACCACGACTTATTATCCTGGTGAAGCAACCGCCATCACCGCGAGCGACATCACCTTCACGCAGGTGGCCTTGACAGCGAAGAAACTCGCGATCTTGACCATCGTGTCGAAGGAACTGAACGAAGACACGGTCATCGACTTCGGCGCCACATTGGCGCAGGACTTCGCATACGGTCTCGCACTTGCTGAGGATGCAGCTGCATTCCAAGGCGATGGCACGAGCACCTATGGTTCCATCACCGGAATCATGCCAAAGATCAAGGGACTGTCTGCAACCTTCGCAAACATCGCCTCGATGGTTGTAGGTCCTTCCGGATCACAGACTGCACTCTCCAGCTTTACCCTGGCGAACTTCCAGTCGATGGTCGCGAAGCTTCAGCCATATGCAAATCAGCCACGCTGGTACATGCACAAGCAGGTGTTCTACAACGGCGTCGCAGACAAGTTGATTGCACTCTCCGGAAACAGCATCCTGGACATCCAGAATGCTTACGGTCCTGAACCAACACTCTTCGGTATCCCGATCTCGTTCGTTCAGAACATGCCAAGCGCAACGGGCGTATCCAAGACGATGGCAGTCCTCGGAGATCTCTCCAAGGGTGTCGCGTTCGGCGATCGTCGTGGCGTATCGGTCGAAGTCTCCGACCAGGTCAAGTTCATCGAGGATGCGCTTACCTTCAAGGCAACCGAGCGCTACGCGTTCAACTGCTTCGATGTCGGAAACGTCACAGCGACAGTGGCCGATCAGGTTCCTGGTTCCATCATCGTTCTCCAGGCTGCCGCTTCGTAGGCTGTCTGACTTCGCAGTCAAGGGGAGCGGGTTATCCCGTTCCCTTTTTGTTTTTAGGATGTAAACCATGCCACTCACTCGGACAGAAGCACTCGACCGTCTCGCTTGGATGGTCGCATCCGATCAATATCCTTTTCTCGACAGCACCGCGCTACAGCAGCTCGTGGACGATCACGCTCGGTGGGCTGTCTGGTCTGCATCCACAGCCTTCGTGGTCGGTGACATCATCATCCCGACCGTGGCTAATGGCAGACTCTATCAGTGCGTCATTGCAGGGACATCGAGCGCCACAGAACCACAGTTCCCGCAGTGGACCAAGACAACCGGCTACAGCGTCAATGACGGATCAGGTGACCTTTTGTGGCAGGACATCGGTCCAGCAAACGTCGAGCGCTATGACATCCGCACAGCTGCGCGACAGGGATGGATTCGCAAAGCGTCCAGCATCACGCACCTCATTGACGTCAAGGATGGTCAGGTCGACGCTAAGATGGCCGTGCTCCGCGAGCACTGTCTCGACCAGGCGAAGCGCTTCAGCCCGATGGTGTTCGTATGATTCCAGCAGCTTATTCCAACGCGCTTAAGAACGCGATCCAGGCGTATTCGTATGCGGACCGTGTCGCAATCTGGCGAACCGTCAATGCGGCGGATGGCATCGGTGGCGTGTCACAGCACTGGATACAGGTCGCTGAGATCCGTGGCACCATAAGCAACACCGGCGACACGGAGGGCATCGTCGGCGGCATGATCGAGCAGTCTGGTACATGGACGCTGACGTGCTCACCAGACATTGAAGTGCGAGCAGATGACAGGATATACACATCCGGCAATCCTCAGAACCTAGCGCCATACTACGAGTGCATCGGCAGTGACTACGGCCACACGAACGCAGTCAGTCAAACCATCGCGCTTCGCGCCAGGACGAACGGCTAAGTGTATCCACTGCGTGGTGCAAGCTTCGACTCCATCGCACCATGATATGAGTGAAGTTATTGATGGGGTGTATGCATGAGTCCTGAGATGTGGGTCCAAATCGGAATACAGGCGTTTATCACGACGATGTCAATCGGTGCCGCTTGGGTGGCATTGCAGGTCAGGCTGACGCGCCTGGAGACTCAGGTAGCACACATCATCTCGACGCTCGATGGCCAGCAGCAGGAAGTGCGCCGCATCGAACAACGGCTCGGTAAACTTGAGAACAAGGTCAGCGCTTTGGAGGCGATCATACAAAGATGAACTCAATATCAATCAAAAGACTCGTGGTCGTTGTGATCGTGGCATTTGTAGCTGCTTTCACCAGCGTTTTCGGTGACGGCGTACGCACGGCTGAAGCACACGACCTCAGCGAGCTCGGCGCAGTGCTGGCACTCTACGGCTCGAAGGCGGTAGCGGCGGGTGTCTCCGCTGCGGTGAGTTCTGTGCTGGCGTTCCTGACGATGCCGTTCAAGGGTACACAGATGAACAGTTTGAAGGTGGGCAAATGAACTTAGTAAATTTTAGGATTGAAACTAATCCACAAACAGTCGGTGACTTTATTCTTTTTGGTGACATTACTGATGATTCAGGAACTGTATTAGGTACATTCGGCCCAGATGGCACGTCTGTTTTTGTTTGGTGGGCGCAACAAAGCACTGATTTTCAATTGACATTCGTAAATCAGTTTAGTGGAATTATGGCTCGACAGATTGCTTATGGAGATGTTGTCTAATGCCGACATATTATGTTCGTCCAGATGGTAATGACTCAAATACTGGTTTAGGTTCATCTGCTGGTCAAGCGTGGCTAACAATCACAAAAGCAATGGGCGCAACCGGCATTGCTTCCGGTGATACTGTCTATGTCGCTCCCGGTACTTATCGCTCCGCTACAGGCTTCACAATCGCAACGGCGTACACTTCCGCTACGCAAATGCTTGCTGACCCAACAGCCGCACAGTTTAGCGGTATACCTGCCGGACCGGTTCGATTGTCTGTATTTACTCCGACCGATACCTCCGCTGGTACGTCCAATACAGTCCTATCCGGTACTACAAATAACTTACTTATTCAAGGTTTTGAGATTTATGGTTTTAATGGTTCAGGTATAAACATAACCGCTACTGCAAGTACTATTATTGATAAGTGTGTATGCTTTGGAAGTACTGCAAATAACACATACGGTATACAAATAACTCCTAGTGGAACGAATACTTCAGGTACGAAATTTCAAGTCCGAAACTGTATTGTTGTTGGCTACTTTGGCGGCATAAATATTTTAGGACCGGGTGGTGGTTCATACCTGAGTGTATTTGCCGATTTGTACGACAACTTATGTATAGGTCAACAAGGTGGCGGCGGTATTGGAACGAGTTTCCAGTTTAGTGGTGCGAGTCCAACGTATGGTGCAATAACAAATATCTATAACAATGTTGTTATAGGCAATAATGGATTCGGCATTATTGGTGGTACATTTGCTTCACCCGGTATGTGCAATATTGTAAACAACCTTGTTATGAACTGCTCCACTGGATTAAGGGGGCTTAGTAGTGTCTACATTACAGCACTGAATAATCGTGTAATAAATTGTACTACTGCCAGTGCTTCAGTCACGTTCGGTGCGACTAACTCATCAAATGGAATCCCCGGTATTGATGCAGGTCAAGGTCTGCTTCATAACCTCACAAGTTTACAATTTGCAGGTTCAACTCTGGGCTCTCCAAATACTGCATTCGGTACAACTGGATTAACCGGAACCGACCTATTCGGTGTAGCGTGGTCTGGTGCATCTCCGGACGCTGGTGGAATTACATACAGGTCACTTGCAACACTTACTCCGACTTACCAGCCAACCGAGCGCAACGCTGGTGTCATTACCGTAGCACCGGGCTCCACATCACAAAGCATCGAACTGTACCTAGGTGCTACAGGCTTGACGTTCAGCACGAGCGGTCTAGCGGCCTACTACGTCCGGAATCAAAGCGCTCCGGTGGCTATAACGCTGGTCACGCAGACACCTACAGGCGCGTGGACATCTGGTGGCTTTGCAGAGATATCGTCGAGCCTTGTGCCGGGCGTGTATCGTTTGGATGTCCCTGATGCTGCATTTGCTGCTGGTGCATCTGATGTCACGATCGTGGTACGTGGTGCAAGCGGTACGAATGGAGCAGTCTTGACTGTTACACTTTCAAGTGGTGGATTGACGGCAGCGCAGACAGCCGCAGCGGTGTGGGATGCTTCACGCTCTGCATATGCAACGGCTGGAACCTTTGGCGAGTACGTCAATGTGAACGTCAACTCTGGCGCTATCGCTGACGCTGTCTGGGACGAAGCTCGAAGCGGACACACAACGGTAGGCACGTTTGGTCAGTATGTCAATGCGGAACTCGTGACGCCTGTGTCAGCTGCGACCAGCGTACACATCGGACCTTATCAACTATTGGCTGATGGTTTGGGCGCTGATCAGCCGCTCGATGTCAATGTGGGCACGGCAACATCTGTCGATGTCCAGGTCACTGACGCGAATGGCACTGGCATCGACATCACTGGTGCGACAACATCGGCGAAGGTCTACAGCTCAGCGGGGACACTCGTGGCGACGTATGCCGGCACTGCGACGTATGCGGACAATGGGCGCCTGACATTCGGTCTCACGACTACGGTGACGAACACATCTGGCACGTACACTGTTCTTGTGACCAGGACAACCGGTGCGACCGACACGCAGATCTTTGGACCACTTCGACTTTATGTGAGGCCAGTATGAGCGTAAACATTTTACAAATCACCGAAGATCCGGAACAGGTCACGCAGATCGCGGCCTGGACCGGAGACTGGCACGAGTACGTGGTTCGCCTGGTCGATGACAACGGCTCTCCGATTGACATCACGACAGGCACTCTCGCGGCGACATACACGAATGCTGCCACAGGCGTCGCATATAGTTTCGTGACAGGAACAGCCACGCTCACGAAGTCTCTCTCCTCACAGGGCATCGTGACGATCCTGAACCCCGCTGCATATCCAACAGCAGCTGTGATTCGTCTGACTTTGTCCTTCACCGTGTCGACTACCGTGCGCCGCTTCGGACCATTGCTCATCGAGGTCCTAGCACCGTGACCGTCAAGGTCGACCTGTCCGGCTTCGATGACGCGGAGCAACGTTTTCGCATGCTGGCTGTTTTTCTCCAGAATGCGGTGAGCGCTTCGTACACTGGCATGATCGCGCTGATGACAGGCGCAAAATCAGGACGAAGGTACAAGCTCCCAGGAACACAAACGATCTATCAAGCATCCGCGCCAGGACAAGCACCAGCTGTGGCTACTGGTAATCTTCGGACATCGATCACTATCGGCAAGGTCAACGACTACGAGTACATCATCAGCATCTCGGCCCCTTATGGCAAGATACTCGAGTTCAAGAAAAACAGACCGTTCGCGATACCTGCCAGCACGAAGGCATGGAGTGTGTTCCAGGGTGTAGTGAGGAAGTACTTCAATGGTTGAATCACTCGTAGTCG